TCAGCCACTACAATATCAACATCAGGTATTTTTTTCTTAAACAGCTTTCGAATATGCTCATGGTATGTATCGTCCATTACCTGACTAAGAGTTGCTTTAGACGGCAAAGTCCTGTATATCTTATAGTATTCTTTTAGTTCACGTACTAATAGTCTATTGCCATCATATTCAAAGTATCTCGTCTCAATTATTGGTAATATAGCTGCTGCTGCTCTATATGACTTAAGTATCGTACTAACCACATGATTTTGAAACTTTTTGTTAAACTTATCCATGTAAAACTCCTAGGTCAATAAGAAATTGGCGCAAATCTTCCCAATCCCACCCATCTTCAAACGTAATATTACTAACCATAGTGGGGCATACTTTCGTAATAACATCTAGCGCAGTATCTCTGTCTATTGTCACCTTAAATTTGCTATAAATATTTTGCGCTATCTTAGCAGACTTAACTTTACTATTACCACGTAGTAAAGATAATACATACTCAAACAAAGCTAACTTCTGGCTATTTTTGTCAGGGTCGTCGTTAACTAAAGATTTCTCAGACTGTGAGTAAGTACCACTTATTTCCAGATTATCGGATAAAAACCGGTTATATCTCTCGATAGCTTTAGCACTATCATTTATGGTATTAACTGGTAGACTCCTGACACCTTTACTTTTGAAAAAATCAGTAAGACAATAAAACTGAGCTTCAACAAATAGAGCTACATCAATTAAGTTCTCGATGCAATATTCCGAAACATCTGAGAAATATTTAATCTTAACAGAATCATCGCGCATATTGCGCACTCCATGCCCAAAATACTTATCTGAGCATTCACAATACGCAAAAGCAGCACTACGTATAGTACTCAGCAACTTCCTATCCATCTGTTAATCCTCTAATATCATCCAGCATTTCTTCGAAGTTATCTTCAGGAATAATCGTAAACTTCTCTGCCTCATATATCTCCCAACGCTGTAGAGAATGTTTTGCCAACAATGTGTGTGATACATTCATAAAATCGTAAATATGTACTACATTCTCACCTGGTTTCGCTCTTAACCCCCTACCTATTCTCTGTCTTGTGGATATCTCAGCCCTTCCACCAGCTGTAAGTATTACCGAATTTAATGCAGGAATATCCACGCCTATATCGAATATCTTAGTAGCTAGAATTACACCATGTCCGTCGCGCTCAACAACCTCAACAGCCTCAGCACGTACACCTAACGGTGTATCGCCACTTAACATAAAAAACTCAATATCGCGCTCACTTAGTAACTGAGACAATAAACTTAATTGCTTTTTACGATTTGTGAGTATCAACACAGCCTGACCATAAGTATACAAAACCTCGATTAAATCAACAATTTTAGTGTTATACTGTACATTCTCGACTGTAGACAAATTGTATAATTTATGGTAGAAAGCTCCACCATCTAGGTCTACTGTAAAATCAGGGATATTGTACCCACTATAAACTTCTTGGTCAATCACAGCGTGGATATACGGCTTAGCCAAATGACCTGAATTTATAAGACTATCAGCAGTTATTTCAGTTATAATATCACCGGTAGCTGCTCTTAACCTGAACATTCTTTCCTCATTTGTACTATCCACAGTACCAGTTAAACCTATCCTAAACCAGCCATTACAAAGCATACACGCATTATACCACGCTGGTGCAGTAGATAAGTGAACCTCATCTACCATAATAGCGTCACAGCTAGCTACATATTTTCCTAAGGCGTCATCTCGAGCAAGCGATACTTTAGCTTCGAATATAGGAAGATTTGATTTATAATGGCTACCCCTGAGATAAGCATCAAGAGATTGGTTTGTTATTACCGTAACATCCTTAATATCGTGAAATTTATCGCCGTACATACCCACATCTATATCAAGCTTATCTCTAATATTTTGGGCTGTATTAAGCAATATATTCGTCGTTGGGACTATGATAAGAGTTTTCAGTTTATGGAATGACAACTCAGCCAGAATAGCCATCATTATTACAGTCTTACCAGAACCAGTAGCAGCAATAATTGTACCCCTTTGACATTCTAGAGCTTTATTAGCTGTAGCTACCTGATAATCATAAAGAGTTATTCCAGGAAGGATATCTTTGTCAATAGAACCCAATTCTGGCTTTACGACAGTATCATTAATGGTTATAGACACATTATCGACATGTTTCTTAAGAAACTCCGTAACATAAAGAAGTAAACCCGTCGGAAAACTCTTCTTCTCTATATTGAAAAAACTAACGTATGAGAGACCTCCGCCTCCAAATTTTCTATCATACTTATCATCTTTCAAAACCCGTAAACACCGATTAACTACACGATGGTCACCACGCGTAAGCTTAGTCGTAGCCGCTCCGACACTAAATTTGTACTTATTCTTCTGCATTGTTAGTTACTTTTTGTAAATTACATTATGACGTACGTAGACAAGACCCTTCTCTTCGATAAGCTCGTCGAGTTGCGTCTTAATTTGATGGACACGTTGCCTTGATATATTATATTTTCTACCTATAGCCGCGAGAACCTCACCAGTGTAGATATAAGCTAACATACCAGGGTATGTTTCGTTAACACCTTGTAAATTTCTCTCAATACGGTTAATACGCCGCTTCTTATCCAACTCTCTCAAATGCTCTACACTCTTAACTGTTCCCACGATAAAACGAACTTTACTTCTTATTCGAGACATATCCTTGTATGAAACTCCGTATAATACGGCAGACTCATGCGTAGACCGAACAAGAACATCCTCGTCTTTTTTAGCTTTTTCTACCAATTTGTTAAATTTCCTAGCAGTTAACGACATATAAAATCCTCTTATGTTTTACATAGAGTATAATCCGTTAACAGGGTGTTGTCAAGCACTTTTTGCAAAAATTATGTAAAATTTTTACTTTACAATTATGGGAAGACATACAAATTCATGAGGTAAGCCTTGTTAGTTGAGCCAGTCTCGTCTTCAGCATAAAGAGGAGCACCTAACCCCGCTACATCATACCCAGAAAAGTATCTTTTCTTTGCCGCAGCAGCTGTATTAACAGCAAAAGCAAACGTTCCTATATTATACGTAGTGGAGCCGTACTTACGCTGAACGTGACATTCTCTCATAAACCATAAAGACTCTGGAGCAGCCGCACCAACAGTCCTGTCATGACTTACAAGACATGTTTCTATACCTGTCCAATCATCTCGAATCATTACATGTATGTCATTTATCGAAATATTAGTTAACACCGCATCGGAATTAATATGCCGCATCAAAAACGCGTGATTCGTAATTGTAGCGTCTCCCAGCATCGCAATAACTTTTATATCAGAAATGTCCAGATTAACATTGACAACATTTGCAAAATTCAAATTAATAGGACTCTGACTATCAGTAATATCAAATGTACCTGATATATCTGAAAAGTCTCCAGTTAAGTAACTTTGTTCAAATACATCAGTTACGTCAGCTTTGAAGAAATACGTAAGATTATCCAAATACCTACACGAGCTCATTATAATGTTAGCCATAGCCAGATGATTTCCAGAATGTGCAGGAACTCCCGCAAAATCCACGTAGTAAGCGCAATTAAAACACCCATCAACGTTATGCTGAGATAACACTCTAGGCTGCACTACACCACTGTAGTAAGTACTTACACTAATATGCGAGTTAAGACCGCTACAATTCAGAATATGATAATTATAGAGTTCAACTACCTCGTTAAGGTCAATAATGTGCGCACTAGCCGCTGGAGCACCATTATGTGTAGTGTTAGTAATGTAGATATCACTCCATGTTGTGTACAGATTAGCTACAGAGCTAATTATTATACGACACGCTCCTGTAACACTAGTGTTAAGGCTAACTGCATCAATATTTATCGAGCTAATATCCGCTACATTAGCCAACACAATACCTTCGTTAACATTTGGATTCGTTATAACACAATTCCTAACAGTAAACAAACTTATAGTCTCTCCAGTGACAGCATCTCCTAGAAAATACACACCTAGGAGGTCAAATATATCGTGAATAATCACATTTGTAGCGCTATCGACCCATCCCAACCCCGAAACTCCGATGTATTTGTCATTAAGCTTATTGTCACCAATAGACAGACTGTCAATTGAACTTCCAGACTTTACAAACTTAATACCCTCAGCAAAGTCATTCCCATTTAGTACTATATTCGATAGGTCACAATCAAATAAAAAGTCAGAAGCAAAATCATTGCCGGAAAAATCTACATCTGATATCCAGTCAGTACACTCGAAATCATTGTTAAATGCATTACCAGACACTGACCCATTGAGTAATCTAACTATAGAAACAACTGCGTTAAACGTGTTCGTATCGAACCTAAAGTAGTTTATTGACATTAACGCCGCATTCGACACAGTATCGTTAAATACGTTATTATCCAAAATCAATGCAGTAACATCACCAGCAAACGATACAGTTGCATCAACGTCGCAATTACTCATTATCACGTTCGTTATAGCCGTAACAAAAGTCAAACTAGTTATTATATTACACGTAAGAAATGAAAAGAAGTCAGACTTACCCGCTAACATTACCTCTATATAACATTTGTCAAACTTAAAATACGCGGTAGCTAACGCCAAATCAGAACTATAGACATAAATAGCTGTGTCTACAAAATTAACAAAATTAGCAGTTCCAAAAAAGGTGATGTCACCTATCCCACAATTCGTAAATACAGTTGTATCAATATTAGTGGCTACCACAGTAAATAACGATGATGCCGTAATAGTACAATTACTTGAACTATTAAGAGATAATTTACGTACCTCAGAGTCGTTTATTTCACACCTGCCAGATGCAACCGACAACACGGTATTCGCATCTCCAACTGATGAATACATTTTTAAGTCATTAGCTCCTGTAATAGAAACAGTAGCTGTTCCACTTATAGCCTGAATTTTTATATTCTCCAGAATCACTGAGCCGTTATCGAATTGGGTAGTACCATTAGGTAACTTTACGACTACTGCCCCTTCCTCGATTCCATACAAATACAAATCCCTACTCCCTAGGTCGTAAACACCAGTTAAAGTAGACTCAACAAATGTACCCTCTAATGCTAGTATTCTTCTCGCTCCAGCATCAAGAGCAGTTTCCAGAGAAGTGTAATAAGTTATCCCTTCAACAAAAGGAATCGACTCGTGATAAGTAAAAGGTGCTGGGGGTAATACTCCTGGTGAATTAACACGAGATTGTGAGCCAGAAGGAGCTATTACAGCATCAAAGTAAGCAAATCTCGCGTCGGTAGAATATGCCACTTTATTGTTACCTATGCCAGCTTCCAATTTTATTTTCTGAGAACCAACAAAAATTTTCAAAGCTGAGCTATTTCCAGCTGCTTCGGTAACAGGAGGGTGAATATCACCAATAGCAGATTTCTTTATAGAACCATCTGCATTATGCGATACAGCCAAAAATTTCTCAAGTGTATCTACACTATCGGTTACATCAGACGTACCAGGGTCGCTACTACCGCGTATTTCAGAACCATTTAAGGCGTTATCTATAAAGTCGATAAGAGAGTCAACCCGATTAGCGATTAACGTAGTTCTAGCGGTTAATGTACGTATAGGATGGTTGTCAGAATTCTCATCATACGGAGTATTTGAACCGTAATAATCAACCCCATTATTTATGCAGAACTCACCACCAGCTGCTGTTAAATCAAGTCTAGCAATGGGAAAAGTCATAATCAATCCCCTTAAAACAGAATAGAATGTCTAAACACAGTTATCTCACCAACACCCTTTTCAAAGGGCGTAAAAGCTTTTCTAGCTAGCATTAAGTCTAGCGTAGAATCCGTAAAAATACCTTCTTCCGCAAATCTATAGCCAGCAAAGTCCGCAGCCCCTAATGTGACTTCAAACCTTACGGTATATGGACTAGGAAAGTAAGTCGATACAGAATGAGACCAGTCAACACGGTATCCAAATGCGAAATTAACACCTGGCGGTAACGGAACAGAAAAGTTAAGAACCAACGAACCAGTTGTGTACTCTATAGTTCCAGTAACATTAACTAGTGTCACACCGCCTATTAAAAACGTTCCCTGGATAATACCTGACCCTACGTCAGATGCGAATCCTACAGTACCACCGCCACCACCGCCAGAAGCCACAATAGTAAGCGACCTATGACCAATAGGTAAAACACCGAAATTATTACTATAAGAAACACCTCCGGCTGCAAATACGTCAACAGCTGTAACTGCTGTCTCATATGTCACATCGATATTATCACCAGCCCATGGAGCATGGGAATAAGTTAAGTTTATAAGCTTGGTCGTGTAATCAATAGTTCCTGTTACAGAAGTCGATACCCAACCAGTACCAGTTACAAACACATCTTTGCTGCCAAAAATATTACCATTGCCGTCATCCACCGCATAAAGATACGTTTTTACTGTAGCAGTTAACCTAACCCAAGTTGATATTACTAAAGTCTTCCGAACAGGAGCGCCAACAAGTGCAGCAGGAGCAAACACCGTTGTGGCACCATCACCAGTAGCGAGATTCTCTTTAGCTATATTATCGCCTATAGGTGATATAAGTTCTTCGTCAACTGGAGACGCAGATATCGAAGACATACCCAGCTTCATACGACTTATGAATAAATCGTTATTAGCCAATGGCTGCATATCTCCCCAGGAGGTTCCTACAGTAGGAAAATTACTCCATGTAGATGATGATGCCAGCATACCGCGAATAAACTGTCGACCTATATTAACAATTGTGTTAGGGTCACGGTATGGCTTATGTAGTAACGTCTTACCATCCTCTTTGTACCTAAGAATTTCGAAAATTCCCCTGAATGGAATATAGTCTACTACTTTGTTTACTCTTTGCATTTTTATCTCCCGTATATACTACCCATTATAGAATAAAACTGAATTACGTAAAATGGATAATCTACTTCCTTTTTTCTTCCAGTGATTCCACCCTATTTCCTGAAGTGCTCCGTCAACCTGTGTCGAGTAATGTACCACGACATTAGCTCCAGAAATTGGTACGCACATATTACCAAAACTAAAATTAACAGTGATAGCACCCGTCAAATAGTTTATTGTACCCCATACAGGCGCTAGGTCATCGTCCATTCCAATAATATTATTCGCGCCATCATCATAGGCTAAAACTTGTACTGGAATAAGTGACTGATGAGGTAACATTTGTTTGTTCTCACACCAAACTAATACAGTCACAGAATTCGGCAAAACAGGTGTATTCGGTAATGTTCCGGTAAACAAAGGAGTAAAACCATCCCCAATTCCTATATTATGAGCGTGACCCTCACGCCCTATAAACGGCTTCGAGTATGAATAATTATAGCTATCGCGAGTGTAATGATGACTATTAGCCTGGTCATAATTACTATCAATAGTATTCCACGAATTACGTACTTGTACATTGTACAAACTTTGGTCGAATGGTTGCTCAAACACCAAATTAAGGTAGTTACTCTCCCATCCCGCTACTATTTCCTCACCGTCAGCTGGGGCTACTGCAAATACTAACTCATAGAATCCTGACGACCACTCGATTGTCCCAGTTATACTACCAACTACGTTACCAAAAGGCTGTGTAGTATCACTCCTTCCAGAATTTAGAGCTGATTTAACATAAAATGAACCTGGAAGTATAGGTATTGGAGATAATAAACTCCCTAGCGAGACTGGAACTCCATTAGGGTCAAGCGTAGAACGAAATATAGTTGAAACACCATCTCCTGTAGCTATAACACTCTGCATACCCCGGTTAAGTCTCGATAAACCCTCATCAACACGTAATGGATAAATACGGTATTGGACTCCATAATTCCAATTTAGCACGGATGAAGCAAAACTAAGATTCATCGCACCAGTAGCGTAGTTTATTGTACCCGTGATTCCACTGCCTGTTATGTTGCCTACCGTATCATCTGAAGCCAACTCTCCGTCCCGAGAAAATATTCTCACCGTTCCTGGCTCTATATTTGTGAAATCTGTGGTGTACAACACCGCAGGCATAGCTCCACCAGTACCTGTAACAAAATATTCGTAAGTTTTGTAATTTATATTTATTGGAATGCCGGCAACACCAGGGGCAGGATTAAGCGTAACAGAAATAGCTCCTGTATCATACGTAATAGTACCAGTTAAATCTGTAGGTACACCACTTATGTTACCAGAGCCAGATAAGACCCCATTTCCGTCATCATACGCCCATAACTCATCTATAGACATGATTACAGAACTTGGGATAACATTGTTATTTAAGTTTCCGCCATAAACAGGGACACCACCAACAGTATTCGCTAATAGTAAATAATCGTTTATGTCATTATGGATGACATTCTCGACATTACGTAAATTACCGTTATCATATTCACAGACAGTGGCTACTTTACGATTAGAGCTAGTTTGAAATATATCAATCAATACCCCCATTCTACTAGCAGTAGCAGGTAAAAGCGTTCCTACGCTATCAATAACCCCAACAGTCACGTCAAACGGAGCTACTTGCGTTAACCACGCCCTATCGCGAACAAGTAACGAATTTCCATCTCTAGTGTAGTAATGATGGGGGGCATCAATCGGATAACTGTAATAAGACGAATCCAACGAATATTTTATAGTAACCTCAGCCCCAATATCTGGAGCAACGCCAAATAGTACAAAAATCGACCCAGTGACGTAGTCAATAGTTCCGTTTATTATATACGCCCCATCAATTATACCAAGACCGTCATCAGTACCAATCATTGGCTGATTACCAACACCAGTGGCAAACACTTGGAGTGACTCAGGTAAAATTTGTACACCAGCTGGTAATGGTATTATACCAGCGAACGTAGCCAGAATACCATCCCCAAACCATGCATCAAATAGCTCTATCTCCAAAGGTGGGTTAATCCACTCGTCTGCTATGTAACTCAATCTATCTACAAGCACGTCTTTTTCGTTATCATCATCAAACAAGAGTACTTCGCTAAAATCAAATCCCCAGTTATATGTTGTTATAAGGTCATGAATTGGTCTAACTTCCTCAAGAAGCGACATCAATTCTTCTGTTTCCCATGGCTCTATCCATGCGTCATCATCATACTTTAGAAACGTTAGTCTAAGTCTAGCCGTCTTATACCAATTACTACTTACAAAATCAGTATCACAATCTTTACCATCCGTAGTTACTTCGTACACATCTATTTTATAACCCAATGTCATGAAAAATGCTTCGAACGCTGATAAAGTACCTTTTTCTTTGTACCATAATACCGCAGACGCTATCTGCCTACGTTTTATATCAGTTGGAGCTTCACCGTCTAGTCTCACCCCCAGAGTATCCCCTAATACATTCAAATACTGTTCAGGGCATTTTAGTGGGTCCAAAAGCTCTATTAGTGAGGTGGTTATCTCAGTGTTATGCGCCCGTTCAAAGTCCAATATATTAATGTAGAATTTAAGTACATCATCAGGGTCAAGAGCAAATAATGTAAATGGTACTTTCTTCTCAAGCCAAGAAGTCGTATTATTTACAAAAAATTCTTCAGATGAGCCAGAATACCCAATCTCGGATGTACTCGAATTAGAGGGCTCAATTTTAACATATACAGACCCAACAGGAATATCCTCAGCACTATCCCACCCAAATAAATGGGTATCACCATCTACAGACGTACTTAAATTTTCAACTCCATCGCCAATACTCACATCTTCCTTAGCTTCCCACCAGTTATAGCCTCCGTCTTTTGAGTAATAACAAACAATATCAGCGTCATCTCCAGAATAGTTATATACAGTATAGCCAATAGTAAAACTACCTGTCTGTAATTTATCGGGTGTTGCAACCAACACAATAGCGTGTATATTATCAACTTGGAATAAGTCAGTTATAGCCTGATTACTAGGTAAATTAGTAGCTTGAATTCTAATCCTAACAGAGCCGGTACTAGGTATATCAGTCGGAGACTCCCATACGAAAAAATGTTTAACACCTGACGGAGACGAGGTTAAATTGGCTGGATTCTCATGCAAAGGATTTAGTAAATTTGGCGTACAAGCATTCCACGTAAGACCTGAATTAATGCTATACTCTACAGACAAATCACAAAGACTGTATGAGGCATCGTATAATAAGTACGATAACTCAACATTTTCTCCGAAAACTACGTTATTTACTACGTTTGGCGTTGTAACTTCTATCTTTAACATAGCAATCCTTGACAGTTGTCGTCAAGGGGTAATTCGTTACTGGTTGCAAATTACCCCTTGACAAAATTGACACTTATTAATCTGGACAGTCCCAATCAGGACAATAACCCATCTTGTCAGTCACACTTCCTTTCACCAAAGGCACAAAATTAGCCTTATATGTATAATTATACGTAGCTAAAAGAGACTCACCGTCAATAGGTGGTGGTATAGATAATGTGTCATTATTAAAATCAAATTTTAGGGCACCAGTATCATAATCTATCGAACCCGAAACTTGATTTGACACAAGATTACCCGCACCGTCATCTACAATAAGCAAATCTCCAAATTCTAATCTTACAGTACCACCCGTTACAGGATAGTACATAAGTTGACTTATTACGACAAAATGCTCAGTCCAATATGTTACCACCACTGCCACATCAGTATCTGGAGGATTTCCACCATTATATGTTACCTGAATAGCTCCAGTGGATACATTAACATACGAATTAGCAGCTAAGGTATCAACGTAATTACCAACAGTATTTACAAACTCCATAACACCAGGAACAGCCCCTACTATACTTTTTGCCTGACTGAATTCTATACCAGTAGGAGTTACAACATACGTCTCGACAATAACAGAATTAGCGGTTTCAATGACATTATTAGATGCTCCAACCCCTGACAAAGTTGATGAAAACACTAAAGTTGGGATACTAGGGTCACCATAACCAATAGTTTGCTCTGACGGAAGACCCTTAACCCCAGTGTCATAACGTTCAACTTTACCAAAAGAAGCCATCTCATTCTTCGATAGCGATATATTAGATGTTGGAGACAACATTTTGAACCCCAACACACCCTCAACGTCATAAATAGCACTATATAATTCAGATACTGTAATTTCCTCACCAGGATACACGGCGTCTGACGTTAACAATTGCCGAATAGCTTCTTGTATGTCAATCCGAATGTCATTAACCTCATACTGTTTATCGTAATACACAGTTCCTATGTCTATATTAAACGGCTGTAGTAATCCTGACTCTACATTCAATTGCACAGTCGAAATCTCATAATCAAGTAACCAATCCCTCACCGCATCTATAAGACCTTCAGACGCAAACGCTAAATACCCATCGGTATCCTGTGACCATAGCCACAGGTCAACAACGTTAGCAGGAAGAGCGTAATCAAATTCACCCTGTTTTACAAGTAAATTCCACCTATCAGATAACCACTGGTAAACACCAGCGTTATCAAGACCTCCCGTAGTACTATCTATAGCAGTCACAAAGTTCATAACTCCGTAAGGCAAGTCAGTAACCTCGGCGGCAGTTCTATACGCTAACGAAACTAGCGTAAGATTATCCGGTGGATGGGACAGTGTGAATGACAAATATCCTGCATCATAATCTATATCAGATGTAACAACAGACACCCCAGTAGCCGCATTTATCACTATTAGAGACCACACACCAGCCACTAGATTATCACGGATAAATATATCAGTTGTACCTACAACTAGATGCACTCGCAACGTTCCTGGAACTATGTCCTCACCGACATAACCTGAAAATGCCACGCTAATACCATCGCCTTCATCCCAATTAAAATTAAACGCTGTGAAGTATATTTTAATTCCCTCATCTAGTTTTACAGGATGCGCGAATGTTATTGATATAAACCCAGATTCATAATTTATCGTACTAGATATCACATTTGGGTCTGGGGCACCAGTTAAGTCCGTAAATGTACCAACAGGTTGAGTTACTGGAACGGTTAAAGAGCCGTCAAAAAGGTCAATCGGAATGTCAGTACCTGCATTGTCCAACACAGTTTTCAACCTTATCCCAAAATCGTTAATAGACGAAAACAAATAAGCATCTTCATTCGGTACTAATAAACTAGTTGGTATTATAATAGTGTCACTAAACGCCGTAACTATTCCATCACCTATTCCTAGCAAATGGGAATAGTCGTACCTGTTAACACCTGTTATTGACACTGGAGAAAATTCGTAATATAAGGAAATCCCAGCAGAAGCTACAGGGGCATTACCAGTTCGAAAACTAACTTGTATAATACCGTTATCGTAGTCCACTGAGCCTCCTATAATATAATCACTCTCAAGTCCACCACGCCCATCATCCCTCACCTCAAACGCAACAGTAGTTGGCGGAAAACCAAAGGTCAAATAACCCGTAATTCTAACAGTATACGGGACTATAGGTTTTTGTAATGTATTGTAAGTAAAATTAGTAGTGGAGCCATCACCAACAGCAAATATCTCAAACGAAGATGACTCCACATACGGCATCAATGCAGATTCTAGGTATATACCACCGATTATGTTACCGAAACCACTAATACGTAACCGAGCATTAGCACGATATGGAGAACCATAATCAGGGTCTGTAAATTTATTAACTAATGTCATATAGTCTTCAACAGACACAGCCCTATTGTTAGATTTAATCCAACCGGGCAACCATTGTTTAATGTGTTCAATAGTTTCAGGGTCTTCGCCGCCTGAAGCACGATTCGGGTTATTTATGCTAATAGAAGCGGAACTGCCGTCATCGAAATATCCAGTAATAGTCGTGTTAACTGACCTAGATTCAATATTACCACTTATTCCGCCACCATACCTATATCGTATTTCAACAGATAAACCAGAAGCAGGAATAAGACCATGAACGCCATTACCAAACCTAACGGTAATACTACCGTCGTCTTCATACACTACTTCGTAAACACGCTCAGCTTCATAAAAAAGCAAATTATCCACGAAATCCCACTCGATTCCATCCACAAATACTTTCCATGAATCATTTATCACGTCGTCAACTTCAACAGTATATTCTTGCCATTGTCTACCATCAGCAATAAAAGTTTCAGCGTCAGACAGACCCGACGTAAAATCCATCTCAACTGGATTAGTGAGTGCAGGAAAATAGTAGTCCTTAATTAACTCAAACGTAACCTCATCTACCGTAAAAACAGTACCTGCATAAAACAACAGACCCTGTGTACTAAAAGTAGATGGTATAGAGTCATTATTCGCAACTACGCGAACAGTCGACGGAGACGAACCTTGCGGTGAATACGCCACGCCTCTCGCGTATTTTATGAGACTATTACGCCTTTTGGCTGTAACAGGAAACACTTCCTCTGATATTCTATCAGCAACAAATGACACAATATCGCCCACATACGCATTAAAATCTATGAGTAAAACACCCAAATTACTTTCAAAGAAATCAGTCCACAGTGTGGGTTCTGTGGCTCTAACATAATTTTCCAACGAGATTTTTATTGAGTCAAAATCTCGAGCCGTGTAATCAAGTGTAGTAGGTAACGTCATATTTACACCTCAAAATCATTAAAAACTAGAATTCTTTCCGTAGTCTGTAGACTTCTTCGAATTCTCAATCTTATTTTAGCATAAACAGAATGCTGTTGTTGATAACAAACCACACTATCTACAAAAACTCGCGGTTCGTATTTTTCGATAGCGCCTTTAATTTGAGCTTGAAGCTCATAAAGCATTAAGTAATCAACCTGCGCGAATACCATATCTACAATAGACGTACCAAATTTACGTCTACCTGGCGTCGAACCTAATGGCGTAAACAGTATTAACGATATCGAAGACCAAACTAACTCCTCGAATCTAGCAGATACAAAATAACCGCCATTTCCTTTAGTTATCGGTGCAGCCAATCCTCTATAATCCATTTTAACCTCTTTACGGTGTCCGTGGAGGAATAGTAGTACCACCCTGAGGAGGAGGAATAGTGTGGTCATGCTGACTTAAATTACTTGGCACGCCCATATACGTATCAAACACCTCACCAAGAGTAGATATATTGTCAGTGGCATCAATCTTACCGTTAACCTCCAAATCACTATCAACGACAACTTTACTTCCACTCAAATGAATTTCATCTGTATTCCTAATATATATCTTACCATCTTCTTCGTCGATTACTATCTCTCGACCAGTTTGTGTCTTTACAGTAATACCTTTATTGACAGAACCACCCGAGGCATCTTTATCCCGTAAAGTCACAGTATAACCTTCGCGACTTTTTATCTCTAGCTCAAGATTTTCCTCGTCAAATTTAATAGTATAATTTTTAAGAGGAGACACACTCACATCTGGATTACCCGTAATTAACACACCAACGTTAGTTGGAAAAGTATCGTCAGAATCAGACGCCGTTCCTCGAAGAACTATTTTAGCTCCAGTATTAATGGAACCCTCTAGCGTAGAATAAAAATCACGCATCCTAATAGAGTTTCCACCAATCGACGACATAAGTATAAATGACCTCATTACATCGTAATCAACAAAATTATCAAAAGCAAGCAGATGACCCCCACGGCTGACAAACCCCTCACGATGAGGATAATTAGCTGCAAAAAACACGGGTAACTTCCAAGAACCATGCGCCATTCCTGTAATTATACGTCTAGTGGGGTCACCTCCCTCAAACTCGACTATGACACTATCCTTAGGCAACACAGGATAAACCTCGCCCCAACCATCCCCAGCCCTATTATATCTAACCACTGCATTAGGCAAGACATTGATATCAGCGTCAATAGCATCGATACCAGGAACTATGACCTTTATTTTCTGAAAAGTACCGTCAGACTTAACACCTTCTTTAGAAGTAGCTCCGTCAACACTAGCAACAAATCCACTGTATACTCCATCGTACTTCATACCTATTTCTCCTCCTCGAGCTTAAACTTACGCAAGTTAGCTACATCAATAGCTTTTATTCCCCTAGCGTACGAACCCATCCTCTGAATAGCCAGTTTCGTCGTAAACGACGTTCCTACAGCTACTGAATGTTCAACGTGTGTAATCAGATAAACACCACTTAGATGATACATAGTGTAATTTTCAGTAACAATACTTATAAATATGTAGTCAAACAAGTCTACGTTGACATCTCCTATAATCTCCATATCAGCTTGTATCATACCAACACGTTGAAACGACACCAACGATGCAGTATAAGTAGCTATATCAAAAGGTTCTCGCCGCTTAACCGACGAATAAAACGGATACACTAACTTAGATATTACCGCTCTAGCCGTCTCAGTCATAACCTTAGCGTTAATATCCTCAGTCTTCTTCACAAGTTCTTTAATTTTGTCCAGATTTACATCAGAGTATAGCCTACATACAGTCTCTCCCTCAACAAGAGATGGCTTAAAGTCGGTTGACTTAGTTTTCCTGGTCAAACTTGTCGGAATAGAACTAAAGTCATTAACTAAAATACCGCCATAGTACGGTAAAAATACACCGCCATCAGAGACAACTTCAAATGAGGTCACTTTCTCTTTAATACTCTGTCGTGGGTAAGTAAAGATATGAGTAGGCTTAAAACGCATATCTACCTGTTCGCCCTTTACAATAATTACGCTCTTACCTGTATTTTTACTAGGCGCTATATCTACAAACAATCTTAGCAAATCTGGGTCTTCATCCGCCGAATCTGAAAAACCAGTTGGCGAGTAAAATCCACTATACTTGAACATATCCTGTAAGAACCCAAGAAGCTTGTCTCCTGGGTTACGCGTGTAACTTAAGTCTGAATAAAAATCCTGGCTGAATTTATATCGGTGGAACCCAAGCGACTCATCATATGAATTAATAGCGAATTCAGCGTATGACTTAGCTACATCCTCAGACGGGACATTGCCACGCCTAGCGTCCATTACACCCTTAAGCTCATCGTCGCTAAATTCAGCAGATTTTCCTTCAGCAAATACCTTTCGGAGAATATAAACAATAGTAACATGTAATCTATCGGCGAAAAATGCCCCACCAATCATTTCAGCGTACTCCTTCTGGGTATACCCAGAAGGTGGATTTGACAGGACATTAATACCAAAACTTGACGTACGAACTAGTGAGTCAAGTTTATTAGTAGCAAATTCAAACACGTCACGCATGTACCCAAAAACATCTGTGTCACGGCAATCCCTATAAGCAGCATAAGGAATAGACATTACCTTCTCATTTAGAAACACAGACAGACTATCCTTAGTCCCATTTTGGGACGACCTTAATAGCCCTTCACCAATCTCAACGTCCATTCCGTACAAAGCAGCAAATATTAACAGTATATGTACAGGCGTAAAACATCCACTAAAATCCGGCTTTCCCAACACACAGTCATCAGGGTTATTAAAAACTGATACATGCGCCACACTGTTGTATAAAGTAGCACTATCAGCCATTAACTCTGAACCAGTCTCTCCACTACCATGTACATATAGCTTATAATACGCCCTATAGTTCTCAAAACCCCCTATATCTGGAAATATATAATTCCCTGTAAGTAATTTATTAATAACTTTAACGCATCTAGCAAGCTCAATTTCTCCATTTTTCACACGACGCATGAGCCCTCTAACATACGCCACATACTCGCTCTTAAACAAAACTACAGGAGAACCATTTACATTTACAACTACATCCTTTCGCATAAACCTCTCAAACAACAGTTCCATTAACGAGTACGACAGTAACAGCGACATATCTTCGTACATATCCCATGTGTAATCAGTCGTAAAAGAACGCAATATAACCTTAAAAACATCGCTGTCTGGGTCATCCTGGTATGAGTAAGTATACGGAGTTATAGTAAAATATCCATCATCGTAAACTCTTGTAATAAAATCCACAAACTCATTATCACTCTTTATAGCGCCATAAACGACCCATGAGTAATAATAATTAAGAGTGTACCTTACACCACCAGCAGTTATATCTGGACGTACAGATACCAAGTTACCTTCAAATGTACGCTTGTTCTCGTCAAGACCATCCCCCATCCAACCTAACGTTACTTTAATAACATTGTCCGCGAACGGCACACCGTAAATAATTATATCCAACGCCGCCATAGATGGGTCAAACAATACAACTTCTATATCAAAACCACCTTCACCAAACGCCACTCTTACACTCTCTACTCCTATCTGCGATAAATAAATTGGGTTTAGTCCGTCAATTTTTTTACCATCTACAGTAGTGTAATCAGCATCTTCTGAAGAAGGGAATATACGCACCTTATTAAGAATAATTTCCAGTAAAACCTGTTGTGTCTCAACACTATCACCCATTCTGACTTCTCGCTATAAAAGATTGAATAAACAGCAAAGACGGTATTTTTAGAGTCTGTCCAGGATACATATCCGCAACAGGGTCGATTATGTTATTAAACGCAGCGATAAACCACCACAGCCTCTCATTGTTATAATACCTATCAGCGATTAAGTCCAAACACCCAACTTCAGGTGAATTAACTGTATGCTCAAGAAAATTTAATGAATCATCGCTATGTAAGATTTCAGACACACGCTTCCACAAATCAAAACAGTCCTTAGAGTCATATCTAAGAATTTCAGTATCAATATATCTTGAACTACGTGATAGCATCTCTCTCTCCTATGAATGGTAACCAGGCGGTGTAGCATATGGATACGGCATAGTTGCAAGATTAGGTAACGCCCTGTTATAATTGTCAAACTTAGTATTTGCTGACGGAATATCCCTAAAGCTACCATTGTACACTGTGCTACCAACTACCGTGAAAGTAAGTAGCATTTCCGCATAAAAATTAACAACCGCATATTGCCGTTCACCGTACTTAGTACTTGGAGTCATATACACTTCCTGTTCGTATCCAACAGGATTAAACCACGTCGTATTCATCGCTGTAATATACCCAGTTCTTCGAATACTCCAATTAGCAACAAAAATCAACTTTGGAGGAACATATTTATATCCACCTTGGGGGTCAATCCACGGGTATTGTAATGCTAGTAGATACTCATAACTAGCATGAACCTCTGCCTTGGCGTTCCATGTAGAAAAAAATCTGACCATAACCTCAAGTTGTACGTTCTGAGAGCCAGAATAGAATTTGTGTCGTTCAGACCGCATATAAGGGGCTACATCATCGTAGTTATGTATAACATTATCTTGGATTCCATACTCAAAATCCAGAAACTGCAAGTACAAAGGATATTGTATAGGATAGTTACTTAAGTCAGCTATCCTCTTATACTCCTTGTAATTAGCTCCAAGAGGGTCTATCACCAAATACCCAACAGGCAACCCTTTATCTTTAGGAGTCCTATACGTTACAGGACTTATTGGTTTTTCAGATACTGTCATTATACACCTTCTTTACTGTGAAATAAGCTTACATCCCGCGTTTTACGCGTATTCTTCGAAGTTACTTCAGTATTATCCTTAATGTCGGTAAGAACAGTAATCATTCTTTGGATTAAAGTAGAAAGTCTATTGTTAGAAACAATAAGTTCATCCGTTAATTCAGACTTTGACTCTAACCCGCCATTACCCTGTGTTTGGAGTAATTCTTTTTCTATAATAGGAACTTTTCGTAAAGGTCTAAAGTCTTCCTCCTTTATTTTCCTAATTCTATCTCGCTCAACTTCCATCTGAGCATTATCCACCATTTTCATGGTGGATGCTGTTACATCATTTAACTTTCTACTTATACTGCCGACATTATCGTTAATTTTAGTAAGTACATTAGAATAGTCCGTTTGTTTTCCAAAAATACTAGTCACATCTTGCATACCCGGCGCATTCATTTTACTTACAGGAGCTGCTATAACAAGTTCTTTGCCTTTTTCTCCAACCATAGCAGGAGATGAAACAATACCCGCCACACCTTTTTGGTAACCTGGAACAGCACCTTCAAAGCGGTACGTCTCATTACTCATTCGCCATTCTTGGCGTCTAGTTGCTCCAACACCATATGCTGGTGGCATCATACCCTCATACTTTTTACGTTCTTTATACTGAGCGTTTATAGCCTCCATTTCCTCACTCACACGTCTCAAAGATTTTTCATCAGGAGTGACAGATTTCAAAGCACCAAATACAACTGCCCCTACTCCAACAGCTGCTGCAATACCGGCTATAGCTGCTACTGGATGTACTAATGACTGAGCTATTGCCGCAACAATACTAAATGTCTTTAGAGCAGCCACAGCAGCTAAAATAGTCGGCACTATATACGATAGAGTCTCACCAAATGAAGCCACAACACTTACAACCTTAAATAGACCTTCAGCGATTAATTCAACTACAGGTAGAATTCTTTTAAGAGACGGTAGTAGACTTAACATAAATACGTCTGAGACATTTCTAATACGACCTCCAGTTACTTTAACCATCATCTGAAATGTATCCATCTGTTCGTTAAGCATTTTAATAAACGGCGACTCAGCCATAGACTTAAGTCTAGCTTCCTGCTCTTGCTGAGCCTTTCGCATGTCTTCAGATATGTCAGACCACTTAGTAGAAGCAGCGTACATTGTCTCCAAAGCGTCTCTAGACAGACCAGTAATTCTCTCCCATATAGTACCAAACCTCAGTACACTCTCAGCTGGTAATTTCGAAAGTCCGGTCATTAACGCATCTAAAGCTTTTTGCGTGTCACCCCTAAGCAACAAAGTCTGGAACTCCATCACATTCATACCCATCAAACCGAATACGCCAGCAAACTTCTGGGCATTTGTAATGTCGAACATTCCAGACAATGTTTGAATGGCATCCTGCGCGTCCATACCAACTAGAGTAAGTGTAGCAACCGCATCTTCAATTCCAGCTATAGCTAAAGTAGCGTCACCACCCATTGTCTCTAATATAGCAAGTCTTCCTCGAAATACGTCTATAGCAGCCGCAGCATCTAAGAACGACATTCTACCCTTTTGCATAGCCATCGTCATATATTCTTGTACTTTAGTAAAACCAAGCATAGACACACCAGCAAACCGCAAAGTCTTACCCAGCAACACCCCTACGCCCTCAGCTGTAGCACCAAAAACTTTCCATGCCTGCGTAGATTCAGAAGCTAATTTTGTGTATAACTCCATTTGCTTCACACCACGCTCCCCAGCTTCAAATATTTTTTGCATCATAGCCGTACCGAACATTTCAGATATTTCTTCTTCGGTAAGACCCTTTATAGCAGCGCCTCTAAATTGCTGCCACCATGCTTCTTTACCTGGCTGGTACATACCGCCAGCAGCACCTAATTGCGCCGCTCTATACTCTCGGTCAATTCCTTGAACCATCGTACGTATTAAACTAAAACCACCAAGAAGCCCAAGACCAGACTTTAATAATTTACCAAAAGCTGAGTCAATTTTCTTTCCAGACCTCTTAACTATGTTAGCTACACTCTTAAAAGTACCAGACACTATACCAGACGTAGTACCTAGAGCTTTAAGACTGCCTACCGCATTTTTCATCGACATTATAGTATTTGTCAAAACATCCTGATGTTGTGGGGGCACAGCACCAACTGATACAGATGCCCTATTCATTGCATCTATATAGTCGTTAACTGACCCAGAACTGTATTCAAGTTGCTTTAACACTGTATTAATAGACGAGCTTATTTTAGACAGTCCTTGTAACCCAACAGTCTCTACGCCATCACCTGCATTTTGTAACACCACCGACAGGTAGTCAAGACTCTCCATAAAATCACGAACAGCTGGAGCATCGACGCCAGTTGGAATAACTATGGACACGTCTCTAAGTTTGTCGCCTATTGATTCCAACTCCAAAGCTATTACTTCTGACAAATCTGCGTCTAATGGCAAACCTTCCTGGATACTCTCTATATTTTGTACAAACGCCTCAATCGTATTTGCAAGGTTAGTTCCAACCATACCCATCATAATCTGAGCTTTTTCCATCCGAGATTGAAATTCAGGAATACCTGAGAATTTTTCCTGGATGCCGGAAAACTCATCGATGTTTTTCTGCAACAATAAAAGCGAGTCATACGCCTTACTAAAATCAGTCATTGGTAATTTAACTATCTCCTTCGACATTAAATCACCAGACTCCTTCATCAAATTAAAGGCATCAGCAAAACCGCTTACAACATCCTCTGGTTTAGTAAAGAGGCTAGAAGCATCTTTAGCCGCCTCGTTAGCCTTTTTAATACTATTTGAAATACTACTTAACGCCTCTTTAGTATCCCCAAATTCATCAGAAAGCCCTTTTACAATATTGTCTATCGTATCTGAAACTTCAGACAAATCCTTAATACGTGTCTCGGTGGATAATCCTTTTCGGATAATATCCTTCACCTTAGGTGATATAAACACATCTTTTAGAAAATCTCCAACCTTACCTAATCCTCTAGATATAGACTCAGTATGAGCTTTTCCACTCTTTACTATCGCATCCTCAGAAACACGCATGGCATTGTATAACTTCTCATGCGGTACATCAACAAGTCTATCGACATCAATACCACTAATATTTTTGACAGCTTCGTCTGTAACGTCCTTCGCTATTTTTAGCGAAGCTTTACTTATGTCCTTACTAGTAGTTCTCACAGAGTTAATGGCGTTAGTAACTGCGTCCTTTATAGTATCAGTGATATCTATAGGAGTGAAAGCTCCACCACCAGCCTGAGCTTTCACCGTAGGAATATGACGCTCTTTCTGTAATACAGCATCAATCTCCTTAGACATTAAATCTATACCTTCAACTACATGGTCGATAAGCTTAAGCTGAAACTTACCTAGTACGTCCAGTAAATCCTGCTCAAGTGACACAGCCACATTAGACATAATAAATTCTAGGTCATATTCCAAGTTAGACAATACGTCGTCACTTAAGTCAAATTTTATATCCTTAATAGTTGGAGCAAAATCTGGACTATCAGATATATCAGACGTAAGTTTTTTAATCACTGTCTTAGTCACATCAAACTTTTTAATACTAGCCTTTAGCTCATTCAGGTATTCATCTACCTTTGGAGCCTTAAAGTCAGGACGTAAATCAATAGTTTTTATACAGGCATGTAATTCTGGAACTTTAGGTAAATCTGACTCCGTCCATTCCTCTACGAAACCTTTAATTAATGGGTATATTGGTAACTTTTTGGATATCTCGCCAGCAAAATCTTCCCACGTTTTACCAGAGGCAGGGATAAACCCATCCACAACCAACTGAACAGTTAAGCTATCCTGAATACTCTTAACAAACGCATCTAAATCATTTACATTAGATAATTTTAAATCCACCGCAGCTTTTACGTCAATATTCAGAGTCTTAGGATTATAACCCTTTATGTTAAGTTTAGCATCAACAGTTATAGGTGAACCCACTATAGTTACTACTTTAAGTGCCGCTGGGATTTTAATTCTAGCCCCCTCACCAGTGCCAGCGCCTTTAGTTCCACTAGGCGTAAAATCACTAGTTGTTGTAACAGATACCACCCGTAAATAAGTGTCTATGGGCTCACGCTGTATTTCGTCCCTTATCGACGCCATCGATGAAGATAAATCTAATGTTACACTTAGGTCTTTAGGCAAATTTGACACAGCATCAGTGATAGGCTTAATACTATTAGCTATCTCGCTTCCTATATTAGAAACCGCTTTGTTTATGACGCTAGGTAACGTAACCAACAACAGAGTAGTTAACTCCTGTGCAGCATTACCTATCCCAATACCACCAATCGGAGCTTTCCGTACTCCTAATGCGACAGCATCAGCTACTTCACTCACGATAACATCCTCGATATTACCTGATAATGAAGACACCCTAACTTTTAACGGTGTAGTTATATCAGCAGATACCGTTTTAACTTTTTGTTGTATTTGGTTTTTTACATTTTTATAGAATGACTCAAGAGCTTTATCAAAACTATCATCGACCTTAATTTCCCCTACTGCGACACTTACGTCAATCTCCTTCGATAAACTGCTTATAGAGTCCGTCATTTCTGATAACTTTTCGTCGATATTTTTACTAGCTTTGTCAATAGCCTTATCCCATGATTTAGCTGCATCTTCTATCGTCTTTGTAAAAGACTGTATTGATTTTAGTGCGTCTACTGCGTCTAGCTTTAATGATAGCGATATTATGTCAGCCATTACACGTCCTCAACTACAGTTGTCGTCAAGGGGTAATTCGTTACTGGTTGCAAAAAACCCCTTGACGTTTTATCAATACATCTATTCTACCTTCTTCTAGGTCTATTTGCACTATTTCTTTTCGCCTCGCGCATCGCTTCCTCATGAGCTTTTTTCTCTTCCATTAGTTGGTGATGTAATCTTTGTATGTTCCATATGCGCTCATCAGTTGGCATATCCATAACGGCAGTATAGTCGTAATTCTTTCCATAATACACCAAAAAGAACACTTGGTCGAATAAATCTCCGACATTACTACCTAGATGGGCGAAAAAATTCAGCAGTAAATGGCATCTCGAATCTGTTCGCAAAACCACACGCAGGACAATCAATAAACAACGTAGTATCAATTCTACCATCCGCATTTTGAATTGCTAGACGCAACGTATTAGCATCACCAGCAATCATGTTCTTAACGTACTCAACTTTTGCGTCGAAGTCAGATACTTCCATACCATTAATACCTACAATGGATAACGCCAAACGGTAAATATTTGAAGGGTCACCTTCGTCAGTAGACTGCATCTTGAGTCTTTTGGCGTATTTGGCGATAGTCTCTTCGTCTCTACCACGCAATAGCCTAAAATGAATGTAATCACCAGAACGTGGTAAATCAACTTCAAACGGCTCTTCAGCATCCTCGTCCATAAAATTCATAGATAAATCAGACGATATATCTATAATTGTTTTTGGGTTGTAGTAATTACATGAAGCACACGTAAACGGTATTTCGTATTCAGAGCCATAAGAAAATGTTCGGATATAAAGAAGTACAGCAAATCTGTCATTTATTGTTAAGTCAATAGGACTAAGCTTAGCCTTATCGTCATCAACAATGCAACTGTCCAATATTTTATTGATATGCGCCAACGAGTCACCAGGAGAATACAATAACGACTCCTCCTTCGTGGTCATAGGGCATATATCTATTCTACCATCAACATAAGCACCTACGCTGCGATATGGAATACCTTTTGACGGTAACTGCCCAACAAATCTTCGTATATGTGCTGGTTTCTGCTGCACGTAAGATACAGGTTGTTGAATAGGTGGTTGTTGAATAGGTGGTTGTTGAATAGGTGGTTGTTGAATAGGTGGTTGTTGAATAGGTGGTTGTTGAATAGGTGGTTGTTGAATAGGTGGTTGCGATTGATAATCGTAATTATCATCTTCTGCGCTCTCGTCGTACTCATCCTGTTCAACGTAATCATTTGCGGGAATTTCGTCAGTAATGTTACTAACATTACCAGGAACATCACCTGTTACATCAGTAACTTTCGAAGACACTTTAACTTTTGGTCTTTTACCCCTAATAGGTGGGATTGGTGACGCAGACGGTGGGACAAAACTTTCTCTGGAAGCACCCATGTTTGTTAGATGCTCCATAAGCTCTGGAGGTATATTTTTAGCCTTCTCAGAACCTATTACAGTAGGAAATGATTTAGGAACACTTTGCTCGGGATTTCCTTTCGATAAAGGACGTCTTTTCTTAGGTCTACTACCTTTAGTCATAACACACTCCTTTCAACTTATTTGACTCTTATGAGCCGTTATAGGATGATTCTCATGCAAAAATGTATGTTTGTTAAAGATTTACTCTAACTGGGCTGAACCTAAAGCCCTCTATCCCGTCAGCAAATGCGTCCAGGACTATTTTATTATTACTTAGTTGGGGTTGGTAAACCCCTCTCAACGTCAGCACCAGTACGTTCAAATACTAAAGGAACAACCCTGTCGGCTTTTAACGACACGGTTATCCTAACGTAGTCTCCACCAGTATGGTCAATATCCCCTCGCTCAATTCTAGACGGATAGCAACCTTCTAGCCTATACCATCGATTACTATCAATCTCGCCATCCGTTCCAAACAACATAACATATGCGTATTGTTTGTACTTAGCCGCTTTATGCGCAGCGCCACTTAATGGGTTAAACGTCATAGCCCACCACGCATCTAAAATATCAGCCACGTCACTTGTAACAAAGTCTCGAAGTACCCAGTTAGTATCATCAACAATAGCCTTTCCTGGAAACTTAACAGTCTCAAGAAACCACCCCATTGTTATGACTTCAACGCCGTAGCCTGGGAGATTACATGAATCTATAGACATAGCCAACATAATCTCTGGATTAGATAAACTCGAACGTATAATCTCGCTAAAGTTCATGACAGATACGTTAAAATTAACGTATATTGTGCCAACACTAGTACGCTGTGGTTCTCGTGTTACTTTACCAGTTGTTGAATACTTGCCGAGAAAATCAGCACTTAATGGTATCGTCATACTACACCTATTTAGTTAATTTACTAACTGCGTCAGTTAAATTTAATGGTGATGTTCCACCAGGAAGGTATTTAGCTGCTCCACTACCAAGTTTACCTTCCATAAACCACGGCACAACCCTATCCACAGAGAAAGTTACTGTAATTCTAACATAGTCAGACGTATTCTGGTCTAAATCACCGCGAGCTATATGCGACGGAAAACATCCTTTGAGAAGATAATACCGCATATTCTCACCTGCTGTGTCGTATATAACAGCATATGCATCTTTCTTAATAGTATACGCCATCTCCATCTCACCATTACCTGGACTATACACTTGGTTGAACCATTTGTCTATGGCAAGCATACCGTCACCATCAACGAAGTCCTTTATAGTCATGTCAATATCGTCAAACACAGACTTCCCAGCAAAGCTAACAAATTCATTAAAATAACCTACTTGGATATCCTCTGTGCCATAAGACGGAAGACGCAACGTATCTATGGCTAGCGCCAACACTTTAGGGTCATTTATCACAATCCCATCTATTAATGGAACATATAAAAACCCACTATTCTGACGCTGTGGCTCAAACTCTCTTTCCTTAATAAAGGAGTCTGCGTGAAATTCTATGCTGCTTGGAGTAGTCATCAAATCCTCCTAGTACGCCTGTTTGTTGAAACCAACCTTTAACTTTTTACCAAGGTCTATAGGCTGGGTAATATTTCGAGAATTAAAATCCCTACTATTGGGATATGTTCCAGCACCAGATAAACCCCAGTCTTTAAGCTCATCCTCTGGAACCCGATATAGCTTATCTATAGCTAGCGTTACATTAATTTTAACATAATCAGAAGAATTACCATCAATATTTCCAAAATTTACACTTATTGGAAAACAAATCATACGATAATACCGTGAGAGATTACCTGTAGGGTCTATAAGACAAACAAAGGTATTGACACGGTACGCTATCTTTGGATTAATAGCCCCATTATATTCGTTGTAAATAAGATACAACCACTTATCAATTATCCTAGCCGTTGGTATGTCCACAAAATCTCTAAGTGTAAGTTCAAAATCAGGAAACTCAGCCGACGTAGGGTATTTACGCCGCTCATTATTATAGGATAAAGTAGTCGTATTAATTACAATTTCAGGCAAGCTACTAGATTCGAGTGACATCAATATTATCTTGTTGTCAGCCTCCTGAAAACCTGATATAAGTGATGTATCAAACCTAAATAATACAAACCCCAAATAAGACATCTGAGGTTGAAAAGTTCCACCATAAGGCGCACCATCTCGATATCTTAGAGCACTTCCTAAGAATTTAGCTGACATCGTTGGTGTTCTACTTGGAACAGGTAAGGTCATTATACGCCTATGTTGGTATTTCAAGTTTAATATCTATATCACCAGCTGTCATTGGATTGTAATAAAGTGCTATTTCAGGTATCCATCCATGTGATATCAAAAAAACTTCGTCGTAGTGGATAGTTAAAGTCATCTCTAATATATCTTCGTCAGCAAAGTCAATATCGCCTCTATCTATAGACGACGGAAAAGCACCTTTGAGCATATAAATCTTAGAATAAACCCAATCAGCATTCGGTGATAATGTCATCAAAAAAACATCTTGCTTGTATCCAGCAAGAGATGGAATAATCGCCTTAGGGCTACTAGAAGCCCAACCTACAGCACCATTAACAGCATTATAGACTGTCGCTCTCCAAAACTCTAAAGCGTGAGCCACGGGAACATCAACATAGTCAACAAATACCATAGATATTTCTTGTGTCCTATGTTGCCCAGCATAAAACCTTTTTTGGTTAAAATACCCAAGCTCAATAATCTCATTTTCATCTTTCGGTAATTCTACACTCTTAAGAGCCATCGCAAGAGTACCTGGTAAATATGCTGGAAATCCCGATATACCCTTAAGTTCTTGAAGTGGAACAAACAAAAATCCATTATTACGCCTCTGTGGCTCAAACCCGTAATAATCTTGTTTGTTAACCGCTGAGCCGCCAATAAAATTAGCCGAAAACAGACTTTCAACTAGAGGAAAATTTGTTTTAGCGCCAACTTTACCGACTTCTTTCTTTCCCATAAACATTCCTAACAGTAAGAATAAGGGGATTGGCGTCAACCAACCCCCATTATTAATACATCTATGGAGTCTTAGGCGGAGTTAGAGTGGAAAAACCACTACCAGCACCGACATTCTCTGGGGAAACGCCAGCATCAAGAGCTAATAGAGGTATAATTCTATCACACGTAAGTGTGGCAATTATACGTAAATAGTCGTCAGATGCATGGTCAATATCACCCTGGTCTAGTCTCGAAAGCCATACACCATCAAGCTGGAAATACCTAAAGTAATCAGGTCGTCCATCAGGTGGGTATAACGCCACAAAGACTCCATTTAACTTATATTCGCGCGCAAATCCAACCGCACCATTAACAGGATTAGAGCAGCACAGTCTCCACTGATGTAACAGTTTCGCAGTATCAGAATCTACAAAATCCTTAAGCTGCACGTCCATATCTTCGAACATCATAGAACCCGCAAATTTAACTCGCATGTTATTGTACGGTACTTCTATTATGTTATTCGAATACTTCGGAGCAGGGAAAGAATCAATACTGAGAGCGATAATACTTTCAGCGTCCTGATTAGCTGCAAAACCACCAGCAGATAAAAGAGCTGGCAATCCAGTTAAGAACAACAACGAGTTGTTTTGACGCTGAGGTTCAAATGTCTGCTTTGAGCCATAAGTACCTAAGTGACTTGCGTCTAGTCTAACTGGCATCATAAATCACCTCTTTCTTAAACTGATGCGCCGGCACCTTCAAGAACAAACTCAATGACTATCTTCTCAGCAGTCTTTAACGGCACAAGTATGACCCTTGCGTGCATTTCAAGCTGGTCTCTAACCGCAGGAGGATTAGTAGACTCATCACAAATAATTGTGTAATCTTCTAAACCACCAGACGATTTGATACTAGAGAATATAGGGTCAACAAGCGCCTTAAATCTAGCCCACAGAAAAGCGTCATTCTGTTCGAAAGTCAAATATTCACACGATGAGACCACACTTCTTTGGATGTAACACATCATACGCATAACATTCACGCGGTTTCGCGCAGTATTACGTCTATAAAGTGTTTTTTGTCCCCAAATGACAATTCCAGTGTTCTGGAAATCCACAATCGAATTAATCGCGTTTGGATGCCCATACAGAATAATACGCTCTGCTCTTGTAGGAGAGTATTCCACTTCCTGAGCGTCACGTAACACACCTCTGTTTCTACCAGCTGGAGCATTCCATGGGTAAGAAACTTCATCAGTGTACGCCATCTGTGCAGCGGCAAAACCCGAAGGTGGAAGCCATACATCCATACGGTTATACGCATCATAACGTTTTATCCACGCCCAATCCAATATACCGTATTCATTGTTAAACGCAGCATGGGAATACCCAATACCATTGTGCCAATTCGCAACGTCAGTAGTAGTTAAACCAAACGGTGGGTCTACTATAAACATAGCGTCTTTTCTGTCAGCACACACAGCTAATCCTGCATTTACAACCGAGCCGCTCGACACTCCAGGAACTGCCAATAAGTCGATAACTACAGATTCAGGATTAGCCATAACCTGAAGTCCACTTGCAGAACCACCAGCATACGTGCCAATGTAATCCGCATCAGCGATACCAGCTGTGCCATCGCCACCACCCGCTAAATCATACAATCCAGACATAGGTTGATACCCAGATGGTACTAACGGAACAGTAGCTGTCACATAAGCTGACTTAGCTATCTCTCCAGAAATACCGTCGTTTATTACGTCCTCTATATACCTTTCGGAATTAGAGTCCATAACGACATCTTCAAACTTTTCAACTTCAGCAACAGCGCCGTACCTATCAGCTAGTGCTTGAATTGCCACATCAAAATACGGGTCTCTGTAGCATACAACAAGTTGTGACGCAGCTGCTGGAAATAGTGTTATTGAAATAGCTCCTGTGACGTAATCAATGGTTCCAGCAGCAATGTTAGTTCCAGTTATCGCTCCAGCGCCATTGTCGACACCTATCGTAGTCATACCACCAGCACCATCACTCCCCATCACGTAAACAGTGTTAGGCTGTATTAAGTTGGTATTTTCATACGATAAGACAGGATTTCCAGCAAGAGTTTCGTCCCATTGGACTGTAGCACCACCTGTAGCAGTAAACGTCTCGTTGTACTGTACTGAACGATATGTAGCCGTAATGTCAGTGAGGTTATCAGGTGCACCACTACCACCAAAAACTACCACAAGGTCACCGGTCTCATAATCAACAGTACCTATATCACCAACAGCTGGACCCGCTAAATTACCAAGACCGTCGTCAGTAAATACCACTACGTTACTACCAACAATAGCATTTATCTGAACTGTGCCTGGAAGAACCGGGAAATTAGTCAATGAGCTAATATTAGCAACAGGAATAGATTGGAAATTAGTAGTAATACCATCTCCTTGACCAAGAACCTCACTATACTCATCATCTTCTTCAAGCAATATCTGAACTTTTAGGTCATCACCCCATGTTCCAGGAGAGATAGCCTCGAAGTCAACAGTGGGAGAAGAATCAGAAGGATAGTCATTTATTGTCACAGATGACTCTACAGCTGGTGTCAGACCGCTCTCAACCCTTAGAAACGCAACAATCTGACCCCTCTGCAAAAACTGTATGGCTGACTGAACAGCATAATCTGGAAGAGAAGTAAGAGGTAAACCCACTTTGTTAACTAGGTCTTGCTCCCCGTAACATAGGATAGGTTTATTTATCTCACCTTTTGTGGCAGTACCTACTACACCGAAAATAGTAGCACCACCAAGATTAGCGTACTCAGACTCATCTCGAGTCTCGGTGTATACGCCTGGGTCTATCTTAGGCATTATCACCTCCTATAATTCATTATTAAGAAGCCACTGAATAACGCATGTTATTTTTAGGTGGTGACAACAATTTTTCTCAAGAATTTCTTTTTGATTTGTGTTTTGGCAATAGGGGTAAGTAACTCCTCTGGAAAGATAATGGACGTCTCTTTAGGCGCCAACGCAATCTCCAGTTCAGACTTACCTATCTTACCCGCTTTATATAACTGCGTGCGGATAAGTTGCCGAGTCATATTAACTAGTTTAATCTGGTTCGTCATAATATGCCTCTTCAGCCGTAAAACTTTGTTAGATACACCTTAGACCACATATGACAACTATATCTGAAGAAGAGGCGCTCCCTTAAAGGAGCGTATACTTATTTCGTTAATTATGATGTGACCACTCGAGCCAACTTGCTCTATTTTAACATTAAAGTTACTGCTCGTAAATAATACCAAACAAACAGACTTATCTACAAGTGGTTTTATTAAAATTGTATCACTTTCTGAACCATTAGTAAAGGTTAATTGGTAATCAGAAGTCGCCTCAACAACTTCTATCTCAAGAAAGTAAATACCCATACGGTCAACTACAGTATCTTGTGACACACCGTCAAGAACATTTGTTGTGTCAACTCTAAGAGAATTACCAGACGGTGTAACAACTTTACTTAGTCCAGCTAAACCTAACGCTGTCCAAGCTGCTACACCAGGGTCGTTCATATCCGCATCATTTATAAATTCGTTGCTTCCACGGTAAGGTTCTCTGATAAATGCAGAAAGTCCGTCAACCAGAATATCCCCACTATCCGCGTGCCAATTAAGGAAGAATCCGTTTGAAACTCGAACAAAAATTTCTTGCATACGGCTCCAATCACTCGCAACGGGTAAATTAATCCTACGTATGATATTAAAATCTTTGTCCATTACATCGAAAAACGCAGCGGGGTGAGTGATTCTTTTGCTTGTAAATCTTATAGCGACTATAGAGTCATAATTATGAAGTAACATCCGTTTTGTTCTAACGTATGAACTTATACTGCTAAATGAGAATTTATAAGCTGGGGGTGTCCCGTTAATATACGGCGCAAGATAGTTATACCTATTATCTGAATTATCACTGCTAATCTCAACAGTGGAATCTTTCGTATCAAACATCGCCTCAACATTGTAAACTGGAGACAGATACTCCATTAAATTTCTAGTCGATACTCCCGTCGACATTTTATGTATTACCGCAGGAGTAACCGTTTTGTCAACTTCATAATATTGGTGAGTTTGGCTAACAAATACACTACCTCGGTCATTATCGTAATCTGGACGCTTAAACAACCATCCTTTCAGTGTCCAACTCATTGTATACGTATAATCCCTAAAGCCAAATAACAAACCAGTATGGTTAGAAGTTTCATACATACTGTCTAGCCTAAACCCATGAATTTGCGTCCCCCACAATCCTAGGTCAACATGTAAAAATAACTCTTGTGGGGCAGAACCTCGATATCCAACGAGACCATTCACCCACTCTTCGAAATAATTCGCAGTATATCTTTTTTTACACCATAGAACCATCTCGTACACTATATCATAAGGTACAGGATGTGGGTGATTTATAGTAGAGCCGTCAGGCATACGTTCAAATTTATTAAAGATAAAAGGGGCGTTAGAACGCGAAAAGTCTAGTGTAGACTCACGCCTAGCAAAAGATACAAATGGTAACGGAACAGTCTTATACAACTGTGCTTCAGATAGGGTCTGTTCCTTAGTAGCCTCTTTAATCCATCCTTTTCTAATGAGGACAGAATACATCCGCGCAAACGCTCTTTCAGGTGTAGACATAATTGTAAGTATAGGATAATTCTTTTTCGTACCACCAGATATGTCACCATAATCCACAAGAAACTCACTAAGAAAGTCCCTCACAGCAACATCATAAATTCTATACTGGTCTAATAAAGAATAAGGCATTCCCATAGTGTACCACATCTAGTACGTTAGTTAATAAAACACAACACTACGATGACCGCAGTAACGAATTACCACTTGACGACAACTGTCATTCAGAATTATCAATTTTCAAGATATTATTCACAAGGTAATCAGGACTAAAGTCATGCTTGTACAACTCTCGCATAACCTGCGTCACATCCACCGCGCTCTCAACATCGATATCAACAACATATTCACTACTACCACACTTCCGCATAGCATACACAGCAGCCGCCTGCTCATCGGCGGTAACTTCCAAAAGAACTTTCTTACCCCCGAATAGTATAACTATACACCTTTTAGCTTTAGCTTTTAGAAATTCCTTAACTTTAGGAATTCCAAGCTGTAACCTAATACATTTCGTAATCTTAACACCAAACCCTAGCTTAATTTCAAAGTCAACACTGTCATACGTACGTATGACTCCGGTCTTTGCATAATACAGTTTACAACTCATAAAACCACCATTAATCAAGTTCTGACGACAAATATATATCAGATTGAGGAAATACCATGTTGTCACTTACGTGTGAACCACTAGCCTTTCCTATTCTATCCATTATACTTTTTGGGAACAGACCTTCCTTAACTTTTTTATTGAATTTACGAACTATATTCTTCCAAGCTTTCTGAGTCATATCGGATTTATGTCTAAGAGCTATGTCAACAATATCGTTAGGAGTACCAAAGCTCGGGTATTCTGTAGATATTAATCCCTTTATCGTAGTTTTCTCCATCTTCAATATTCTAAAAGGGTCAGATTTTCTACCACGCGTGCGTAAGTCGTCTTTAATAACCGCCGCCATATCCTTATAGTACGCATTAAATTCGTCTAACCACTCGGAGTCTTCTAAGTACGAAAAACCTTTCGCATCCATAATACGCTTTATGAAAATACCGTATCTCTCCCAAAGTGGTCTAGCTGGGACATTATATGTCTTGCCATTCACAGTAGTCATAAACCCTTCCTCAAGTTTAATAGCTAGGTCATGACTATCACTACTCACACCAATAACAGCTGAGACAGCCCTGGTCTTTACATTCTCTACCCTAGACGCATAGTTAATAATTTGTATATTTTTAATGTACTTTCCAGAATACATAAATAATTTGTCATGCCCCGCCTTTTCCCATTTTAGGTCAAGAAGGTAACATATACTATTCGGAGTAAGCTGAAACATATCCTCAACTTGACCGTTTACTATTCTGTAAATAAAGTCATAATGAACAGCAGAAGTTAGAAAAAACAACAACTCCATAGACCTACGCGCAATAGCATCCTCAGCCCTTTTTAGTTTATATAAAACCTCATTAACACCACTGACGTGCTTTAATTTTAATCTCGATGCTCTAGCCATATCTAAGACCCAATCTCTTGTCTCTTAGCATAAAATCTTATAAACAAATAATAATTCGTGTTTTTCCATCTCTGCTCAAAATTATGTGCTACAACTTCGTAGTTATCCCCATCCCACTCAAAAACATCGCCTGCCGATATAGTTATACCAACTAAATCAAGAAGTGACGTAGGTATGTACAGCACCAAATCACGCTCGTCGTTAATCGTAGATACAGTTCCAATAACTTTCTCATCGGATACGACTTCAACACGAATATTGACATCAATAGCGTCTTCGTATTTAGTATGCTGAGTAGCATCTAATTCTTCCCCCTCAGGGTCTTGAGCATGTGGCTGGTGCCAATCATTACTCAAAATTGATGAATCAGGGACACTCTCTCCGTATAAATCATCTACCTTAGTATACGGAACACGTCCCACAGCATCATTGACAGCTTCCTGCAAGTCAACCTTTATCATCTTATACTTAATTACTGGATAAAATCTTCTCCACTGCTCAACAAGCAAACTACAGGTAACTTTTAAGTCTTTGTATGGATTATTAGCCGTAGGTAATAAAGTGTCATTAATAACCCTCGGCGGTAAATACGACATACTACGCTCCAAATGATTTATCTGAGAAATATCTATGCACTGAGAATAAAGTTCCTTCACGAACTAACTTTATAGCCGCGTCTTTATCTATAGCGTATAAACAGTGAAAAAAGTCAGTCGTAGTCTCCATCTGGGGAGACCACAAAGCATGGAAACCAGTGGGGTCTTCCAGGCACTTTATGTCATCAAATTCATCCTCACTTAACTGGAATACCCTGTTGGAACCTTCGTTACCTGGTATCTTAAAAGATTCGATAATCTTATCCTTAACTTTACTCCGTACTTCTTCGTATTTCTCATCGTACTTAGCGTAGTTACCTGCAAAAGCATCTTTTGGTAACTTACTCATTATCTTGCGCGTAACATCAGAAATACAACCCGATATTGAACGAAAATCGTCGTAAACGGAATATAGGTTACCAAAAGCGTAGTCCTCATCAATCTCTACTGCCTTTGATGTCTTAAATAAAAGAAATCTTTCTGACACGCCTTCCATTGGAAGTTCAATTATAATAAGACCCCGCCCGTCTTTACTTCTAGCCATAGCAATAACGTCGTCTTCGTCCAAATCACGTAATGGTACGACATTTACAACTACAGATTCAGTAGCAGGAGTATAGCCAGAACTCTTAACAAACGCGCCCATAATTATCGCGTATTTCTTATCTTTAGCGTACCCCTTATACTTTGGGTTCTTGTTCACACTAGATTCTATTTTCTTCCACATGCTCTCGAGTTTTTTCACACTACGACCCGTTTGCTCTGACGCCTTTTTAATTATCGCTGTTGGCATTACTACCTCCCACTAAAGACCAGCCCCTTTTATACCGAACTTATAAGGAGTATTCCTAAAGTCCGTACTTACTATCGACAACATAACTGAACGATTTCCGACAACTTTTGGTGTAAACATTACGTTAAAATTAGTAAATCCTTGCGACGCTACTCTGCTATCCATGCCCACGACATCTATAGAAAAGTCACCTGTATCACCACTTTCGAATGTCATTGATGTTATATCTAGGTATCCAACGCCGTCATTTTTAATCTTAAATGTTACAGCAATACTAGAGCCAACAGCGTGAGCACCAAAATCGTATCCAACAGGAGCTCCGTTAGGTATAACTATAGACCCTTGCTCTACGACTATTTCTGGAACTACTATGTATGGTTTAAGAACATGCAATGAGTCCAAAAAGAAATACTTTAGAACTTCACCACATGTAAACGCAAGAGAAACTTGAATACTATATGCTCCTGGTGGGACAAACTTTGTGTCGAGTGGTACAAACTCCACAATGGTAATACTATTAGAAGAATCGAAATCAAACACTAAAGGGAAATCTCTCGAGTCCTTGCTGACTATAACAGAATTGTTACTATCTAACACATTAAACTCAGCGTAATCAATTTCTGAAAAGTCAACATCTATTGCAGAGTCTATAGGCGTATACATACGAAAAGTAATATTCGTACCAGCGTACTCCATGAATAAATGCTTAGTAGAATGTACGTATTCTTCTGTCATAATTTATCCTATAATTGGAGGTGGCTGTCTCTTACGGGATATTAAATCTCTTTTCAGAGTCTCCATTTCCTGTAAGGCTTCATTTCGTAAATCAGCCCCATCTAGTCCAAAACCACCTGGGGATGGAATACCCTTAAACTTATCTAACACACGCCCCAAAATATACTTTGCTGCTGATAACGTGTAATCTTCAACCCATGTAGCTTGATTCTCTGGTATAGAGGGTAAACCATAAGCTAAATCATCCGAAGTATCCCTATACCAGGCGTACAAGTAAGAGCAATAATACGCTGTATTTTCAGGAACGTCTATGTATAAAACTAGTTCCCTCTCGCCAGTTAATGAATTAACCTCCCACTGACTTTCCCACACGGGATTAAAAGATAAAATCCGTCCAGCGTCATTACGCCGTTGAAACCACTGCTCTATCTCACCTAGATTAACAAAAAAGTCTGGAATAACATCCAGACCGTAATCAAAAGTAGTGTACTCCCGAATAAACTTTACATCCATTACGTCAATAACGTTTCTCTGGCTAATTGGGTACTTATTCACAGCACCACTAATCGCCATATTATCCCAATTCTGACCAGGAGAGTATTGATTAAATAAGCGTAAAGCATCTTGAATCGCAATAGCTAAATCCTGCGCCGATAACTCTACGTTAAGAGATGATATACCAAGGCGCAACAACGTGTCATCAATTAAACCTCTCATAGTTAACGGCATTAGGCATCACCATTTAAGTCTTTGTTTTTTTCTTTTTTGCGTTTTTCTTTTTAGATAAGTTACTCGACTGAGAACGCTTTTTCTTCTTACCAGGAACTATTTTCTTTTGAGGTACTTTCTTTGGAGAAGATTCCTTAGCGTTAGGTTCTTCACCGTCGTCTTCGTCTTCTTCACCTTCGTCTTCATCATCAACATCGTCAGCGCCTTCATCCTCGTCCTCATCGTCCACACCATCAGCGTCAACTTCTTCATCAGTTCCATCCAACTCGACTTCTTCTTCTTCCTCTTTTACAGCAACATCTTTCTTTCGCGTTTTAACTTTTTTCGGAACAGGTGCATTACCGCTATCTGCTCCTACTTCGTAAAACACGTCTCTTTCGACTGAATACACAGGTAAAGGCTTGTTGCCCTTATAGGAACTAACAAGAAACTTATCAAGCATCTGCATTTTGACGTATTCCTTAAACCTCGCGTTATTGTCAGGCACATCCACGATAAATATACCGACGTTAATAGCGCCTGTGGCAGTGTCAAACATCTTTGCGATTGGTTCGACACGCAGAGATTTAAGACCCTCATGAAAATTAACCGCATGTGGTGTAGGGTTGTAAAGAAGCATACTAAGACCTCCTGTTTCAACAAGTTAAATATTTAGGTAAAAGGGGTTGAAAACCATAATCCCAACCCCTTTATACCATAATTTTACTACGGAGTAATGTTAATTCGCTTAAACATTCTTCCGTTTACTAACTTCATTCCAAACTTCGACGCCATAGCACGTCTAGTCAAGAAATCCTCAAACGTATATTCTGGTGTAAAGTAGAACATACGGTAAGGAGCATAAATCAAGCCAGCTTCGATAAAATCTCCGCCTTTATACCCAACAAGGATATTACCATTTGCAGAAGCACCTGGCAGAGCAGCTAAGTAACGTTCCTTGTAAATCGGCACGCCGTTAAGTGTACCCATTTGATAAGCACCGACGGCTCCCCTAGGCATAGCCATTTTTTCGAAACCTTTGATAGACTCAATAATAGCAGCTGCTTGAGAGTCGACAATTGCCCACGATACCTCACCGCGATGTGTATCCTCGTAAATCTGTTCTGCCGCTTCGTTAATAGGAACTTTTACGTCTCCGTAATGTTCAACCCTACTAATAGCACCAGGAACAGTTTTAGAGAATGTAGCTACAGCAGCACCAGCCGCCGTCCACATTTTCTCGATTAAGCGTCTGTCAATTTCCGCAGCAACTATAGCCGCCATTCCAGAACGCAAGATACCAGAAATATCGCCGCCAAACTGAGCACGATACTCGTAACCAGCGTCCATAGAGTAACGGAATCGAATCGCATGACGTTGTGCATGGATAGATGATGACGTAATACTGACATCGATAAGAGGAGAAGTAGGTGATACTTCTGACTCATATTCGTACGATACCAATATGTTAGTCAAGTTATCTGGAGCAACAGTGAAATTAAGAACAATAGCCCCTGTTTCATAATTGATGGTTGAACCAGCAGCAATATTAGTTCCAGAAATAACACCGTTACCATTATCACGACCGTCAGTTACAACAACAGCACCAACTGTGTGTGTAACCCTAATTTTGGAACGACGGAGCGGATAGAAAATCAGCGTGTTGGTGAATGCAAGAAGAATACCATTACCAGAACCGACGAGCTCATTGTTAATAAGCTCACTTGAATACGTACCAGCAGAGTTTGGATAACCAGTCATGGTGTCAAACATACGTTGACCCTTGACAAAATCAGAGCCTTTCGTCGAGCCGTACACGAAATTCAGGTACAATACCTGCCCATTTTCCTGACGTAACGGCTGAACAGAGCACAACCTGTGAGCTATAAGATTGGGGAATATCGCGCGAATCATCGGGTAAATGTAGTCAATAAATCCACCTACTCTAGCAAGTCTGGTAGACTCGTCAAGAGCCTCAATAAAATTACGTTGGTTTTCCAACATAATTGCTGTCAAAGCTCTTACGCGCTCGTTAGGAATGTGGATTTTCTTCTGGACATCTTTGTTTTCGCTTACAAAGTATTCTCGCCAACCACCCTCACTTACTGGAAGTTCAATTAGCTCTAGCCCTTCTTCTACAATGTCTTTAGGCTTCATACTTCCTCCGAAATTAATCGTAAGAATCATTTTAATTAAGTAAATCAGAAGATAAACTGCGATTAATTATCTTTTGGTTTGGTGCTTTCATCAAGAGCCACAAAAAAGTCGGCGTAATCAAGCACTGAATCACCATCAGTTCCTTCTGAATCCACATTCTCGACAACATTTGTATCCTCAGTTACTGAGGTTTTAGAGCCTGGAAGCGGTTCACTGTTTGGCTTAGGTTTCTGAGTATTTTCATCAGGTTTGTTAGTGCTAGCCAATTTAATAAACCGCTCAACGAGCTTATTGACTTCCTCAATGGAACTAGATTCGCCAAGCAAATCTTTGTATTCGTCAAGGAAAGGATTATCTTTAACAGCTTTTTCGACCGCTTCGTCAACATCTGACTTAGCGCTTCGATTCTTGAACTCCTCGAGAGCCCACACGGAATCCTGGTACTTCTTTTCAAGAGACTTATTAGCTTCTTCAAGCTCTTCGCAATAAGCGACAAGGCTGTCATGCTCCATCTCTGAAAGCTTCGTGTCACCACCAGTAGTATCACTGTTAGCAGCAGTTGAGTCATCCTCGCTTGTCGTTTTAGCACCGTCAGGTTTCTTAAGAGATGCTAAATCAACATGCGGCACGTCACCTTCAGCTACAGTAGCATCTCCAGTGGTTTTGTCTTTAGTCGCTTTTGGTTTGGGTCCTCTTTTGAGAATAGAACGAGCTTCGGTAATTCGGTTATAAAGATTGACGACAAGAGGCGATACCAGCGAATTCTTATCGTCTTCAGAAAGCAAACCACCAAGCTCCTTCAATGTCCCCTCAAGTAATTGGGATAGCGGGTTAACAGTTTCCTGTGTAAACTCCCCACTCTCAATCAGAAAAAGGGTCGCATCGATGCTACTCTCAATTCGGAGAAGTGTCTCGTAAGCTCCGGACATTGGTTTCCTCCTATGAGTATTATCGTTATTTACTTTAGTTGATTCAGAAACCGCTGGGATAGCGTCAGGAACAGCTGGGTTATCGACGACATCAAATGCAACTAATACGTAGTCTTCGTTGACATTACCGTTATCGTCAACAGTTCCCCTGCCTCTTGATGATACTCCAACTTTAGTACCAGAACGCAATAATCCTTCGAGCAAAGCGCCACCTGGAGTCGGTAGTATGACAGCTTCACCGACCACATAGTCATCTGCGTCTATATCCAACTTAAAGGTTGAAATAGCAGACCTAAATAAATCAGTTTCACCATCAGATGGATGGTTTATAACACCAACCATACCACCAGAGAGCCTACTCTGCACATTTTCGCTTTTAACTATGTTCTCCCATAGCTTACGACTATAGACACGTCCATTCTTTGTAGGCTCTCCAGCCTTCGCAAATTTACCGCGCCATTTTTTTGGTGAGTTTTCACCTTCTGTAAGTATAGGCTCGAACGTAGTTGGAAACGTATCACATAATGTTGTTTTTGCCATAGTTATTTTCTGGTATATGTATGAACCACTTTTTTGTTGGGAAGAGTTGTACTCTTCTAAAGTTTGCTACCCCAGCCAGTAAGTGATTTACGAATTCTTCGTCATCGTCAAACTGCGCTAGTAGATAGTCAAACATGACCACACTGTCTTCAACATATGTATCGACTTCTTTCAGCATTTTAGGGATAATGATACGCACATCCTCAAAATCACCTTCAAGTATTACATACAAGAATTTTTTAAGATTCGCTGGTAGTCTTAAGGTGCGCATCTATATACTTCTCCACAGCTCTTGCGCTAACAAGATTGTTTGTAATAAGTAATTCCCTAAACGCCTTACAAGTCTTAATATAGACTGTTAAATGAGAAACGGACTGCTCTTCCTGAGCTGCATCTACCTCCCTTGAAACAGTTTCCCATAAAGGCATTAATCTATATGGCGGAACTTTCATAATTTCAGCCATTTTATTAACATAAGCTGGGTACTGTTTATTGCGTAATTGTTGTAGTCTAGCGTCAGTCTGTCCGTTAGACATTTACGTTTCCTCCTACTAAATTTTAACCAAGTCCAGAGTTTCGTCAATACCAACTTCCATCTCACCTTCGGCATTACCGTAGGCAAGAACACGCCAGTATTGTCTAACATTACCAAAGAAGTTAACCTCTCCCTTTGGCTTAACCTGGAAGTTTACAGTGCCGTTCAAAGTCACATCAGCCCATGCTACGCCATCTGCACTGTCCTGAATCTTGAAGAACAAGTCATTACCAGTAACAGGTGTAGGGTAATAATTCTCACGTCCGTAGTTTATTACCTTACCGCTGAGTAAACCAGTATCGTTCATCTTAAACGAAAGTGAGGGCACTACAGGATAGGCTGAACCAGCACCGTTAAACGCGTATGTGTCTTTTTTTGTGAAGTTCGTTGACATATTGTAACCTCTACATGCTCATATTTTTCGTCAGAGTAAGCCTCACAATTAGGCGTATACTCCTCGGCTACCAAGCCACAAAACCAACAATCAATCAACTTATTCGCCAGAGCTACAATCTAGCTTAAACATTCATCTTCTTCAGATATTTGGAAATTTAATCTTTCTTAAAAAGTTTCCTCAACTTACTTTTAGCGTCATTCCAAACAGAATCCCTAGATTCTTTGGGGTCTGCTCTATTAACCATAAAGTTGAGCCGCGACATAGCCTGTTTTAGGTTCTTGCTAGCCTTCTTCAACACCGAAGCTATTTTATCAGAAGAACCTTTCGCAAACAACCCCGCAGGTGGATGCCATTTAGCTTTGTCGGTAACAGCAGCACTCCAGTACTTTTCGTCAACAACAAGCTCGACATCCTCAAGACCAGTAACCTCACTTACGTCCAAGTCTAAAATACCCTCGTCAACGAAGTCATCTGGTACACTTTCCTCAATCGTCTTTAATCCGTTCTGTTCTATTTTATCATCAATATCTTCGTCGTACAAGCATTCATCCAAAGCTTTTTCGAGAACAAGTAACATAGAGTAGTCATCTGTGTTAGCGTCTCTCTCAGCTTCTTCAACATACTCTTCCTCCGAGCCAACTATATCTTCGATAACAGAACCAGTAACATCCTCAGACGGAACAATTGAGAACACATTAAAATCAGAAACTGTAACGTCATCCATCTTGTCGCCATGCTTAACTAGTAAGTCATAGTCACCGATGTTCTTCAGAACTTCTTCTGTAGTTTCTAACTCAGATTCTGACATCTCGTCAAAATACAGATAGATAGAATCGTCGATAATATCAGCATCAAAGAATTTATCCTGACAGTCCGACTCTTCAATCATGCTAGCTACAGTAAATGCTATTGGAAACAGTGGATTCTCAACAGTCTCAGATTCAATCGTAACAAACGTTAGCATATCCTCTTTGCTGACATCACCCCTTGAAGAATCAGAAATAAATGCCTCTGACACGATTGGCGATATGCCGTAAAAGTGACTAGCAGCGAGTCGTTTCTTTTTCTTCTTAGGACGATAAGATGCAATACTTATTTTCCTAATTGGGGCAGTTGGAGTTTTAGGCGTTTTAGGTGTGGCAGCAACTACTTTCTTACGGCGAATTCTAGCTCTACCCGTGAACTTTTCGATACCGCCCATCTTCTGAAAGCGTTTTATAATAGAGCCAGCTCTGCGCATAGTCCACCGCCTGTGACGTACAGCTTTTATACGTGCTGACGCACGCATAGCCTTACGCAAATTACGAATTAGCTTTGGACGCATACGTAAAAAGAAACCACGCCTACCAGTTCTTCCTCTATAACGCCTTCGCTGCTTCATAATTTGGGCACGCAACAGTCTAGTGGTTAAACCACCTTTTCGACGCTGCTTAGCAATTTTAGTCCAGGATACTACAAACGCTTTTCTTTTTTTTCTAGCTTCTTCTAAATTTTTTGCAGATTCAGCGATAGACTCAGATATAGTCTTGGATATGGACTCGCTAAAATCGACAAAATCACTTTGAAGCTCTTTCAATAGTAGTGCAGTCATCTCAGCATTCCTTTTGTTCTAGTAAAATAAATCCACGATACGACCACCCTACTTTCAATTCATAGTCGCACAAATCTTGTAACAAGTCAATAGATTTAATTCAAAAAATTATTTTTATGGTATTATAGTAAATTTATTATTGTCAATTTTGTCAAGGGGTATTTTGCAACCGGTAACGAATTACCCCTTGACGACAACTGTAAATTATTACAGTATAATATAGCATTCGTACTGGTACTATGCAAAAGACAATGTGACGAAGACGATAGTCGAGGAACTAATAAAGATTTAATAAAATTAAATCTTTATACTTTTACAAACTTTAATAAAA